AGGCATCATCCACCAGGGAAGGTCTATGTGGTACCGACAGGGTAAAGTCGGCGAAAGTCCCCACTGATGTAAAGGAGGTCGTGGCACGGTTTGCGACGACCCCTCCGTGGCAGCGACAACAGGAGACATAGAGCATGGGCGGGTGCCCTATCCCTTGCCATGGGGGGATCCCGACAAGCCTGGTCGGGTCGAGGGATGGTGCTGTCGACATACGGGCTCCTTTCTAGGGGACTGGGGGCTCATGCCCCCGCGTCTGCCACCAACTGCATCGTACAATCGCCGCAGAGGAGGTGGGCCTACGAGCGGCCCGTAGGTTAGTCGGCGCGACCGCCTTCGGGGCCGCCGAGTCCCCTTGTTTCCACGGCTGCCCTCGTGCCTGCGAGGCGGGCCAGGATGGCCCGAATGCGGGCGACCCCAAGCTCATCACCATGGGCGTGGGCGATCGGGAGAAACGCTTCAAGCTCGTGTGCCGCTTCCTGGAGGGCTTCGAGGGCTCCAGGGATGAGCGCTGCGGCTTCGTCAGGCGTGAGGTCCGTCATCGTCGTCTCCTTTCGTGGAGGAAGGCCGCAGTTCCCCGCTGCGGCTCGGTGGGCCAGCAGTGGCCCGTTACTGGTCGGCGGCGGCAAAGAACTGCCCCTGCTCCGTCGCCGGCACGGCGGCCTCATGCCCCGTGAGCGGCTCGGCCGGCAGGGGGCGATTGGCCATGAGCACTTCTCGCATCTGCTGATTGGTGCCGGCATGCATGTAGACCGGCATCACGTCCAGGCCGCGAGCACGGGCGCCCTGCGTGACGTCTGCCTGATCTTCACAGGACACGACCACCGGCCCCTGTGCCTGCTGGCACTGCGTGAGCAACGCAGGGACATCAATGGCACTGTGGATATACATCCGCTTGCCAGCGGTGGGATAGGGCGGGTCCGCGTACGTAAAGACGTCGTGCCTGGCCGCATGGGCCGCCAGGACCTCGATGCCGCAGCCGTGCACCACGGTAATACGGCGGCGCAGGTCATGGAGGATCCTGATCGAGGCCACCAGTTTGGCCGGCTGCCAGGCCGTGGCAATGGCCGCTCGCCCTGGTTGCGAGGGGTGATTGGGCAGCAAGCCGAAGCCCTTGGTGAGTCGCGCACGGTGGTAACACCAGGTTTTGACCAGCGTCTGGAAGGCCTGTTCGCGCCGGCACTGCGGCGTCTGGGCCAACAACGCCCCTATGGTGTCGCGTCTGGGCGCGAGATGCAGAATCCGGGTGGTGAGCCAGGACGCCTCCGACCCCAGCACCGTCTGCCACACCGCCACAAAATCCTCATCTCGCTCGACCAACAGGAGACGCGGGACGCGCTCTTCCACGAGCATCGTGAGCCCCACAATCGCACTGCCAGCAAACACCTCAAGGAAGAGCTTGGGCCGGCGAAAGCAGGACAGGTAGCGCCGAAACCAGGGGGTGAGCCACCCTTTGGCCCCTGGTACTTGCAGGGGACTCAAGCCGAGCCTTTGCATGTGCGGCCGGCCGTGCTGCACGTCACCGTCAGGGCTTTGCTCTTCCCAGCGTCGGAGAAAGCGCCAGCGTTGTTGTCGCTGCGCCTGCGTCTGTCCCATCGCACTATAGCGCGGCTTGGCACCAGATCCTGATCTGCTTCCACCCCAGGACATCCTTCCTCCTCCTTTCATGCTCTTGATACCGTAACGCCACAATGCCTATAATATGGCATGTTTTGTAGACGCTTTCAAGATACGGTGTCGGTCAGAACAGAGGACAAGCTTCTCGCGGGCTGTTCCGTAAGCGCGACAACCTGTCCACGTCCTGCACACCCCGCAGGACCCCGCTGAGGCGCCCGTGACCGCGCTCAGCGGCCTTTACACCAGCGGCCCTCATCCTCCAAGAAGTGCGAGTACCAGGACCGCCCGGCTTTTTCGTTCCGTCTCATCGTGACGCCATGCACGGGGCAAACGTCCGTTACCCGCTTGTGCTGCGCCAGGGCACCATGCTGCTGCGGGCTGAGCTGTTCTCGAGGCTGCGACTGCGGCTGGTCAGGGTACAGCGCAATCACCCGCTGCACCCGCGCCAGGACCTCGCTTTCGTCGTGGCCACGCAGCGTGACTTGCACCCGGTGCGCGCCGATCAGCACGTAGACATTGGCCGAGCACGCCGCTTCTGGAAGTGGCGCGGCCGCCGGGGCTGGCGGCGCAAACCAGGAGTAGAGTTGGTCAACAGCTTCGTCCATGGCGTTGTGCACACCGTTAGTACCGCTGAGGAAGGTCGCGCTCATCTTCCCACCGCCTGCAGGGTTCTGCTGCACGTATACACCTTGTCGCCATCCAGAAGCGCCTGGGCATCCGCCAAGTCCACACGGCCATTCAAGACCGCCCAGGTGGTGAGCGTCGGCAGATCCACCGCGCGCCAGGTCTGCGTGTCGCTATCGCGGAAACTGACCTCACCGTCCACCTGGAGGAAAATCCCGTGGGCGTCGTACAACCAGCCGTAAAAGGCAATCGCGGGCTTGCGGGTTGTCGTGGTTTCCAGTACCTTAGCCATGTCTCAATACCTCATCGTACGGTGTGGGACCGAGCGGCTGATGGACTTTTCGCGGGTTTCGTCAGCCGCTTTCGTTATGCCAGTATTATATAGCTTCCTATAGTAAAATGTAAGGAAAATTTACAGCTTTCTTGCACCAGCAGAGGGATTTCTGTATACTTCTGCCCGGAGAAAGGAGGGCACCTGTATGCCTATCAATAAGCGCTTTGTGACAACCGATATGCGCATTGGCGAGCGGGTCCTCCTTGCACGGCGCCGCTTAGCACTGTCGCAGCGTGACGTGGCGGAGCTGGTTCCGATGGGACCCTCCGCGCTCAACCGACTGGAGCGTGGGCTGCAGTCCGTCTCAGCGGAAACACTGGCACGCCTAGCGCGACTGCTCCGCGTGTCCAGTGACTATCTGCTGGGACTTAAAGATGAGCGGGGGCGTCCACTCAAGGAGGAGGAAGAGGAGGAAGTCAGTGTAGCGTAGCCCGCCGTCGAGGCTCTGGTTGTGGAGCCGGTCACCTCGACGGCAGTACCCCATAGTCATATCGGGTAGATCGTTGTCTCCCTTCGGCTGTTGCCTTGACGGCACGCACAGCTATGAGGCACCACTATGATACACGATTTATGGACCACAGCCACGCTTGCGTGCCGGCAGGCGTGCGCGTACACTGTGGCTTGCGTGTGTGGAGAACACCGGGCGATGTGTCCCCGGATTCTTCACACACGTTTTTTTTTTCCAGACGCGCAAAAGCCCCGACGTGGTGTCGAGGCTTTTGCCAACCGACCGTGCAACCGGTCAATTGAGGGGCTTATCACAATGATAACTACCATCATACAGGAAGCCACTCCTCAACGCAAACCATCCCCGGACACCCCGCCCACTCCGGTACCTCCCAAGCCGGAGGCGCTCTGCTCGCCGTGCCAGTGGACGCAACTTGAGCTGTGGCCATCGTGCACGCGCTGTGGTCAGTACGTCTGCATGTGCCTGTGCCGCAAAGAAGGAGGCGACCAATGACAGACGCTGCCATGATCGAGCAGACGGCGCGGGTCCTGTTCCCGGAGAGGACGGTCACCGAGCTGCGGGTAATCGATACGCCGCGGCACGGGACCGTGTCCGGCTACTTTGATGACCATACCGCCCTCGTCCGGGCCGCCCGGCAGTGGAGCGGCAAAGCCCCAGCCGTGTACGCCACCTTAAACCCGTGTCAACCAGCCTTACTGGCGCGGGCAGCCAATCGGCTCAAAGAGCGGGCTAGGGCGACGACCAGCGACGGCGATATTCTCCGCCGGGTATGGTTTCCGCTCGACTTCGACCCGGTCCGCCCGGCGGGTGTCTCCTCAACGGAGGAGGAACACGCCGCTGCCCTTGCCCGTGCTGAGGCCTGTACGACGTGGCTCACGTCCCGTGGCTGGCCTCAGCCCGTGGTTGCCGATAGCGGTAATGGTGGGCACCTGCTCTACCCCATTGATCTCCCCAATACCGAGGAGAGTAGGCAGCTCGTGCAGCACGGTCTCGACGCTATCGCGCTCTTTTTTACCGATCACGTCGTCAGCCTCGACGTCAGTGTCTTCAATGCGGCGCGGATATGGAAACTCTACGGGACCATGGCCTGTAAGGGCGATCATCTCCCTGAGCGGCCGCACCGCCTCTCCACGCTCCTGTCTGTGCCCCAGACACGTACCTGTGTGACCGAGGAGCAGCTCGTAGACCTTGCCGCACTGCTCCCTACACCCACCCAGACACCGCCGCCACGCGGCCCCGCCGGCGCGGCGTTTAACCTGGCGCACTGGATCGCCACGCACAGAGTGCCCGTGGCGTCTGAGGGTCCGTGGCAGCAGTCCGGGCATAAGTGGGTACTCAACCCGTGCCCCTGGAACCCCGACCACACCAACAAAGCAGCGTTTATTGTCCAGCACAGCAGTGGCGCTATTGCTGCAGGCTGTCACCACAATGGGTGTCAGGGGAATGACTGGCACGCGCTGCGTGATCTCTACGAGCCCGGCTGGCAGCAGCGCAGAGAGGGACCAGCCGAGGATGCCCAGCACCGGACCAATGGGCAGCACCCGGAGCCGAAGCCACGTGTCCACGCGGTACGCATCACGGGGAGCGCGCTCCTCGCCACACAGTATGCGCCGCTCGTGCATGTCGTCGAGCCAATCCTTCCCGCCGGATGCACGCTGTTTACCGGCAAATCCAAGGACGGCAAAAGCATGCTGGTCTACAACATCTGCGTGGCAGTGATGACCGGGAACAAGGCCCTGGGCACGTACCCGGTCACGCAGGGCCATGTCTGGTACTTGGCCTTAGAGGACGGGGAGCGCCGTGCCCAGCGCCGTCTTCGGATGCAAGAGGCCCATATGGGAGCGATTCCGCGCGCCCTGCAGGACCATATCGAATTCACGCTCTGGGAGGCACCGCGTCTCGGGGCGGGTTTGGAAGACGACATCCGCGACTGGATACTCACGACCCCGGATGCACGCTTAGTGGTGATCGACATTTTAGAGAAGGTGCGGCCACTTAGGAGGCGCAACGGCAACATGTACGCTGAAGATTACGCCGCGACACAGTCCCTCACGCGCCTTGCCCAAGAACACAACGTGTCTGTTTTCGTGGTGCATCATGCCAACAAACTCAACCCGACAGACTTCCGCGATAGCGCCAGCGGTGCTATGTCGCTCATCGGCGGGGCAGACAACTATTGGTCGCTCAGCCGTATGCCTTTTAGTGAAGAGGCCACGCTCAAAGTCACTGGTCGGGATATCGAACAGGAGCTTGATCTCTCGATGCAGTTTAAAGACGGTTTTTGGACAGTGATTGATGATGGCGGTATCGGGCAGATGAGTAAAGAACGCCGGGACATCTACGACGTGCTTGTGGCCAGTTTCAAGCCCATGACACCGAAACAAGTTGCTGAGCGCCTTGGCAAAGACTACGAGCAAACCAAGTACCTCATGTTCAAAATGAAACACGCTGGGAGTCTGGTTCAGCCCGTAGAAGGGCACTATGCGCCAGCCCCGCCCTTTACCACTAACCCCGCTAACTCTACTAACCCCACTAACCCCGCTAACTCCGCTAACTCTCTCGTGCACGTACACGACAGGGTTAGCGGAGTTAGCGGGGAGTTAGCGGCAGATAAAACGCCGCAACACAACGGTTTTACGGAAGTTAGAGAAAAAAACACGGGTTCAGTTAGCGGAGTTAGTGGGGTTAGCGACTCTGCAGAAGGAGGCTCAGAGAGTCAAGAGAGCCAAGAAAGTCAAGAAGGCCAAGAGAGCCACATTGTGACAGATGACGGTGTGGTTGATCCGGCAACCGGCGAAATCCTGGCAGAGCCGGCGTCACCAGAAGGCCACGCCGGGCTGCCTGACCCCCGTGCGTATGCGTTCATGTACTGCGAAGCCTGCAACGCCGTGTGCGCGGTACGCCACACGACCGAGCCAGATGGGCGCGCGGGTAAGGTCTGGTGCCAGGCGTGCGGGCGCGAGCTGTGCGGCTGGCGGGGGTCTCCGAACCCAGACGCCGGCGCCCAACCGGAGATTGTCGTACGGTCCGTGATGTACTGTGGCCACAACCAGGACATGGACGCGGCTTTTGGCGCCGCACCTCCCCCTTTGGGGGAGGTGAACCCAGAGACGGACGGACGCACGGACGGTGTGGTCGATCAGACGACCGGCGAAATCCTGGAGGAGCCACCGCCCGCACCACCTGCGAAAATCGAGTATGAAAGGTGGGAAATATGACCGCCCACGAGCTGCTAGAGTACCTGGAATCGCTGGGTATCAGCGTGGTCCCGGATCAAGCCGGCATGCTGCAGGTGTTGGCACCGCCAGGCACCTTCCCACCCAGGCTGCGGGCGCTCCTGCGTGGCCTGAAAACGGAGGTGATCGCCCTGCTCCTGGCCCGTGCGCAGCCGATGCCAGCGACGTATCCGTCTCCAGAGGCGTCACTCTATCGCCGCTGGGTGACTGGGGCGACGCCCGGGCAGTTTGGGACCTACAAGCTCGACGTACCGAAGTACCAGACCACCAGGCACGAGCCGGTCGTGTACTGGGGTGAGCCGTGTACGAAAAAAGTGTGTCGGAAGTCGGTGAATGATGTCGGACAGAGTATCAGGTTCTTTCCGAGTGGCACGTGCCTATCGTGTTGGGAGAGATGGGATAAAACAACGAGAGAGGAGGTACCCGATGCCGATACGGCCTGAAAATATCCACCGCTACCCCAAAGACTGGCGGCAGCGTCGTGCCTCCGTCCTGGAGCGCGCGAGGCACCGCTGTGAGGGCAGCCCGCGCTACCCTGACTGCCGCGCCGAAAACTATCAGCCGCATCCAGTGACCGGCAGTCGTGTCATCTTGACGATTGCCCACCTGGACCATACCCCAGAACACAACGACCCGCGCAATCTGCGGGCCATGTGCCAGCGCTGTCACCTTACGTACGATAGGGCACATCATCAGGAGACGCGGAGACGGACGCAGGGCCGTGACGAGGGAGAGGAGGAAAAAACCGATGGCGCGTGCGCAAAAAAAGCCGGCTGATCCGCCGGCGGATCAGCTGGTGCTCACCTTCCCAGAAGACCGACCAGAGCCCGACGTGAATCCGTTCCGGGCAGAGCGGAAACGTCTTGAGCGGCTCTGGTGGTCCACGCATCCGACAGAGACGAGGAAAAGGGGTGCGCAATTCCCCACTCCCGAAGCGCGAGGATAGGGGCAATGTGTGCAGCGGTCAATAAGTGCATTCTGACCGGTACCGTTAGCCCGCGTGGCTTTGAGATGCGGTACACTGCGAGTGGTACCGCTGTCGCTACCTTTATGCTCGCGCTTACGGAAACGTGGCCGGACGGCACCGAGCGTCTGCTGTTTATCCCCATCGAAGTCATGGGCCGCAAAGCGGAAGCCGTGACCGCCCTTGCACCGGGTACCGCTGTGGTCGTCGATGGGCGGCTCATGCGGCGCAAGGTGGGTGACCGGTGGGAAACGATTGTGGGCTGCTGGGATCTGACACCGATCACGGTCCCAGTAACACCAGTGGAGGTGACGTGACACGAGACAAGGTCGAGACCACGATCAAGGAGTTAGAAGCCGAGGGACAGCCCGTCTGCTGTCGCACGATCAAGGAGAAAACCGGTGGATCACAGCGCGACATCACACGGATCTTGCGGGACATACGCGCCGAGGCGCCCGAACCTGCAGCAGTCCCAACAGAGCCTGGGGAGATACCGGTACCGGTGCAGTCGGTACACGTTGGCGACGAAGCGGACCCTGTACCACCTGCGCCCGTGGTCCCTCCTGCACCCCTCATCGCCCAAGCGCAGCAGCGCGTCGAGGACGCCCGCAGAGCGGAACATGCGGCGCGGCGGGCCTGGGATCTGAGCCGCTCTAATGTGGTCCTCGTCGCCGAACTGAACGCCGCGCAAAAAGAACACCGCCAGGCTCAGGACTGGTTGAGCCAAGTCGAGCGCTCGGCAGACAGTCTGCGCCAGGCCATCCCCGACGCCCAGCACACGCTCGTCCTGGCCGAGAGTCAACTTGTCGCGGCGCAGCAGGCCGCCAAGGCGCTGCTCGAGCGGGCCAGAAGACAGGTGGACGCGGCACGAGAGGACCTGGCGCGCCTCAAGGCCGATCTGCAGCAGGGGGTAGGCGAGGCGGACGTATGCCGCTAGAGGCCAAGGAACGGGCGCTCGTCTCTGGCGGCCGGGTGGTCGACCGCCTCGTGTGCTATGACGATATTGCCACGCACCGCCTGGAGCGGTGTACTTTGTGCAGCGGACCGCGCACGCGTGTGGAGGTCGAAGTCTGGGCGGACATGGGTGTGGTGGCGACGGTGCTCCTCTGTCAGCCCTGTCACGCTGCCGATCCCCTACGGGAGCACGTGCGCCGGCTCATGCAGGCGCGCTATGACCCCAAGCGGTGGGAGAGAGCCCAGAAGGAGACGAACGATGCGCACACGCCTTGATGACATCCTGACGAAGATTCCGACCCGCTACCCCGCTGGTGAAGAGCGCCGGCGTGCGTATATGGCCCTGCCGGGACCTATGAGCAGCGCAGAAACAAGGCGAGCCTCCGCGAGGTGACACGACTGCTCAGTGCCGTAATTCACCGCGTCTATCGGTCCGCACAGCGAGAAAGGCGCCGCCGCTAACGCCGAGGTGTACAGCACGGTGGCGACGATTTATACTGTTTCTGATTTCGTCTTACAACGAAAGGACTTATGATGCCTGTCATCGTTGGCGATATTGCCATTGGACATCCGAGATATAGCCTCGTCCAGCAACTCCTGGGGCTCGTGGCGCGGGAGGTCATCTCCAAAGCGGAGCTGCACACCCTGCACTACGTCATTGAGAAGGAGGCTGGGCGCTTTGATGATCCCGACGTGCGCGCCTGCACCTACCCCCTGGACGGGGGTCGCCAGGTGCGGGTGCACACCTACGGCCAGGCGGACCGTGCCCAGGAGATGGGTGAGACGCTCATCGAGAAGGCAGCCGCTGCACCGGGCCAGGTCGTCCACAACCGCATTGGTAGGCTCCGCAAAAACACCCCGGCGCTCTCGGAAAGCGACGCCATTGCCCAGGTCTTTCGCGACGACCCTGCCCTCTACGAGTCCTACGTGATGGCGTGCCGCAAGGGGGAAGCCAATCCCAGGCCCGTGACCAAAGCGGCCCCACCCACCTATGAGGCCGTCTGCCAGGAGGCCGAGCGGCTCATGGCACACGAGCCCGGCCTGACAAAGCGCGCAGCCCTGCAGCGACTGGCGCTCCAGCATCAGGGCGAGCCCGCGTACTACGAGGCCTACCGACGCTATCATCTTTCGGCGGGGGCATTTGACGGCACCACGGCCGGCGAGACGCGGGCGCCAGTGGATAAGACGAGGACGGTGTATGACCGCATGTGGGGGTAGTCCACACAAAACGCATTGACAAAAGAGTATGGTATGAATCCCGCGCAACAGCACACCCACGCCGAACAGCGTCGTGAACAGATTGCTGCCCTCTATGTGCAGGGCCAGTCCCAACGCATGATTGCCCAGCAGGTGGGTGTCACGCAGCAACAGGTGAGTTATGATCTTAAGGCCATCCAGAAGACGTGGCTCGCCTCGACGCTCAGGGACTTTGACGCCGCCAAAGCCGAGCAATTGGCCAAAATTGACCAGGCCGAGAGCGCCTACTGGGCGGCGTGGGAACGCTCCCAGACACCCCGCGAGGTGACGACGACCAAAGAGGTGACCGGTGACTTTCCCCGGACCGAAACCACGACGCGCCTCGAAACCCCGGTAGGGGACCCACGGTTCCTCGATGGCGTCCTCAAGTGCATCCAGCAGCGCTGCGATCTGTTGGGGCTCTCCAGTAGCGCCGAGGCCGCCAAAGCCGTGAGCACAGGCCTGGCAGCACTCCTGGCACAAGCCAAAGGGACGCAGGGCAAGCCACAGCCATTGGCCGAGGCCTGACGCCATGCCCAGATCCCGTACCAAAACCGCGCACGTCGACCAGAGTGCGCTCTACCTTGAACTACGTGCCTTGTGGCGGGCCAGTCCGGTCCTCTACGTCGAGCAGCGCTTTGGCGTCCAGCCCACGCACCAGCAAGCGCGGATTCTCGAAGCGATCACCCCACCTGGCGCCAAAGTGACGGTGCGGAGCGGTCACGGCATTGGCAAGAGTACGTGCGCCGCGTTTATCGTGCTCTGGCACCTCGAAACCCACGACTTTGCCAAAACTGCCTGTACAGCGCCGTCGTCCCATCAACTGAGAGACATCCTTTGGGGTGAACTCGCCAAGTGGCGCCGGGCTGCAGATGGCCGCAGCGCCCAGCGTGGGGATCCGCCGAGGTTCTGGCTCTCGGCGCTCTTTAAGCTGACGGCGGATAGTCTCTACGATCCAGGGGCCAAAGACTGGGGTGCCTTTGCCAGGACGGCGAGGAAAGAGGCGCCCGAGAGTCTCCAGGGATTCCACGGTGAGCATCTCCTTTACATCGTGGACGAAAGTAGCGGCGTTCCGGAAGAGGTCTTTATGGCGGCAGAAGGAGCACTCTCGGGGCCAGAGAACCGGCTCCTCCTGCTCTCCAATCCCACCCGCACCAGCGGCACGTTTTACCTGAGCCATCACAAGGACCGCGGACGGTATACGGCGCTGCACTTTCGGTCGCAGGATTCGCCCTTAGTTGATCCGGGCTACCGGCCCAGGCTCGTCGCCAAGTGGGGCGAGGGCTCCAATGTGGTCCGGGTGCGCGCGGACGGTGACTTTCCAAGCCAGGAGGACGACGTGCTCATTAGCCTCGACATGACCGAGCCCTGTCTCACCAGGGAACGGGTGCAGGGCGAGGGGCCGCGTATCCTCGGCGTTGATCCGGCCCGCATGGGGAGTGACCGCACCGTGCTCCTCCTCAGACAGGGGCGGGTAATGGACCACATTGCCATCGCTGCCAAGCTCGATCTCATGCAGGTCGTCGGGCGGGTGCTCAGCGTGGTGGAACCCTGGCAGGTGGACGCGATTGCCGTCGATCTGGTAGGACTGGGGGCCGGGGTGGTTGACCGGCTCCAGGAACTCAGGCGCCAGCGGCTCCTTATGTGTCAGGTCACCGGCGTGGATGTGAGCACGAACGCTCCGCCTAAGCAGACAGACGACGCGATGGAGGCGTGGCGCCTCAGAGATTATCTCTGGCTCAAAGCGGCGCAGTGGCTTAAAGAGGACGAGCCCGTCTTTTGTGCGGACGACCGGCAGGCGTGCGAGGACCTGGCGGGGGAATTGGCGAGTGTGAAGTATAGCTTCAATAGCCATGGGGCATTGGTGGTCGAATCGAAGGACGAGATGCGGAGGCGCCTCGGGCACAGTCCTGATCTGGCCGACGCCTTATGCGTATCGCTCGGGACACAGATTGGCCAGCTCCCCGCCGTCGACTTAAGCCGGGCCTTCGGCCTCACCAAGCCTTCACCCTTTGCCCACACCAGCCAGGACCCGGCCCGGCGCTCGCGCTTTCGCGACATACCCCAGGCTGGGGACGCCGGCGCGGACTGGGTGGCGCGGCGCTGGGGGGTGGCCAACCCGTCGAACGACGAGGACTACTAATGCATGTCTACCTGTATGTGCGTGAGGACGAGACCCTGATGCGGCTCGGGACCTCGCGGGAGGCCATCGGCGAGGTGGTCGTGCAGGTGACTCCAGCGAGGGCCGCCAAGGCCCTGGTCATCGCGGTCGCGCTCGTCCCCGGCACGTCGTGGTCGGGCCAGTATGAGCGCTGGCAGACGCCCGAGCGCTGGCTGCGCCTGCGCGGCCGCTGGCCCCGGCCGGCGGATCTGCCGGCCAGCTTTCAGCTCGTGCGGATGGCGCTGGGCGAGGATACGACCTATCCCTACACGGCCCCGGACGCGTATGGCTGGACCTGGCACTACACGGCCTTTCGCGACCATCTGGCGACGGTGCTGGCGCATGAGATCTACCATGTGGAGGGGCCGCCGCTCCCCGTGCTGAACGTCCGGAACGACGAACAGGCCGCTAACACCTTTGCGCTTGAGCATGTCCTGGGCCTGGGCTTTGATGTGGCAGGAGCCCCTGATGGACGCTGACGCCGTTCAAGCCGCACTCCGGGATATCAAAAACGCGGGACGCTATCTCACGATCGCGGCGGAGCCGATGCTCATCTCAGTCGAGGGCGCCAAGGAGATCGGCCACAAGATGATCACCCTCGCCGAGGCCTACGAAAACCTGCACCGTGCCTTCGGGAGGGTGCTCGCCCACCTCGCCGCGCCGCCCCCGAACTGATGGCGGCGGCGCTCGGCACGAAACTGGCGGAAGTCCTGGCGCGGTGTATCCACGACGGTCGGATGCCACGGGAGAAGGCGGAGCCGTGGATCCAGCACCACTGTACCTTCCTCCACAAGACGACGTGGGCGATGGTGCGGGAACTGAAGGCGCAGCCCCCGTCGCGCGCCTGAGGCGCTTCGCGGCCTTTACAGCCACTGCGCCAGGGCATGCTGCGTCGGAGGGAGCGACGCGGCTCGCGGCTCCCCCTCCACGGCGGCGCGCACCGTGTCCCGGCGCCGTGCCGCGCGGCCAGGCCTGCGGCTTTCTTTTGTCACCCATCTGCGGTATAACGAGTCCGACCGACTTTCCCCATTCCCACACCGTCTGCTGCACGCCGCCTCGGCGTCGGGAGGGTGGGCGATGACCTTTGAGGAGATCCTCGACCAAGCCATAGCGATGCTCCAGCGACGGGGACGCCTGACCTATCGGACCCTCAAACTGCAATTTCAGCTGGATGATGAGCATCTGGAAGCGCTCAAAGATGAGCTTATTTACGGCCAACGCCTGGCGGTCGATGAAGACGAACGCGTCCTCGTCTGGACAGGTGAGACGTCTAGCGCACCGACAACCGCTTCTCCAGGTCCTCCGCCTACCACGCCGGACGTCTCTCCGGCACAGGGCGAGGCCGCACCCGTCGTCCCGTCCACGTCTGACGCCGAACGCCGCCAGCTAACCGTGATGTTCTGCGACTTGGTGGACTCGACGGCCTTGTCGGGCCAGCTCGATCCTGAGGACCTGCGGGAGGTGGTACGTGCCTATCAGCGGGTGTGTACGGACGTTATCCAGCGCTACGACGGGCATATCGCCCAACTGCTCGGTGACGGTCTGCTCGTCTATTTCGGCTATCCCCACGCCCATGAAGATGACGCCCAACGCGCCGTCCGTGCTGGGTTAGGAGTTCTAGAGGCAGTAGAAGCCCTCAACAGCAGTCTGGCGCTAGCCAAAGGGCTCACCCTGGCTGTACGACTTGGGATACATACGGGTCTCGTCGTCGTC